CATTTCGAATCAGTTTCATCTACCTCTTCATTGATAGATACTTCGTCCGATTCGTCAACAAGAGCTGGTGGTTTAAAAAGCGACTTTATAAAATCTTCTCGATTTTTAGTCGGCCTGTTTGGTTCTTCGTTCAAATTTCGATTTAAATCTTCGTTGTTCACGGCATCATCCTTTCGTTTGTAATTGGTTTCGACGAGCAGCATTTAATGCGCGATTCTGCGCGAGAATTTCATTCCGAGACATTTTCTTTTGAGGACCATTTTTAATACTGCAAACTCGAATAAGAGTCAAAAGACGATTAAGATGCCACTTTTGACATTCAAATGGAATATTAAGGGCTATCATCCAATAATAAATTAATTCGGAGGTTATTACTTCATGTTGTCGTCCTGTTTGTTGTGTTTTACCAAACGTTGTAGCTGTCATTGGCGCGTCAATGTATTCATTAATAGTTGTTAATTGATCATCCGTTATAATGTCCTCAATTTTTTCTGGAACATTTCGAGAAACGATCATACATTTAACATAATCACGAATTTGTTCATTGGTTTTCTTTTCTTTAGTTAAAAAGGGTTTGCACCATTTGGCTTCCCATTTAGATAGCGAGATAAGAGAATGTTCTAATTCAATCTGCCTACCTGGCACGTCAACAAACTTAGAGGTTGATTCATCAAAATACTCTTTTTGGGATGTAGTTATAATTAACATTTCTTATCTCGCTTATCTGCTAAATGAAAAGAATCTATCCTATCGATCCAACAACCGTTGAATAAATTTAAGCATATCATCTTGGTTTGTAAGCATTTGCTCAACAAAAGCATCATATGCAGCCGATTGTTTAAACCGTACTAAAACTTCTGAAGATTTATTAAATGCGGATCCATCCTCACTACGTTCACCATAAGAAAGGTCAATAAGTTTATCTAATAGACGACCAACCATTCTGGCACTTTCCGCGACAAGTTGTGTCTTTGGATTAAACGGATCTTTTTCATCAAATTCACTTCCGGTTTGTTCTAATAACAATCCGCGTTCTTTCAGTTGTTCTCCGAGCCTCATAATCTCACTATATGAATCATCAGAAGCTGTTAAGATATTGGCTTTTGAGACATGAAAATATAGATCTTTTGTACGTTCAACGCCATTGAAGTCGGTAAATTTAATTGTTTGTTTTAACATACTTTAATTTCTCCTTTTTAGATTAAAATATAGGCCCCAAAGTATTAGTTTGGGGCCATTGTATTACCAGTTAAACTGCTAAACAGCGGTTAACAAAGTAATAATTTCATCTGGTAATGGTAAGTTCGGCTCAGTTGTAGTATCACCAAACAATTCTTTTTCAAGCAAAGCCAATTTTGCGGCATTTGCTTTTGTACTATCAATAACTAATGTTGCTGTAGGTTTGTGGCCCGTCACAGGAACAGGGGTTGTTGAAAGTTCCCAACTGAAAGTAATGGCTTCTGGGGTTTCATTAATAGTGCTGTACGCTTTCTCTGAGGGAGAAGCCTGAGCACCATAAATAATGTGAATCTTATAACCAAGATCATTACCTTCAACATCATTACCAAGAACCGTTACATAAACCAAACCAAATTTGGTTCTTGATTGTTGACCAATAAATGCACCAACTACAGCTTCAACAGATCCGTCACATGCTGCAAATTCATCTGGATAAGTGAAAGCTTCAATAGTTGCAGCAAATTCTTCTGCGCCAACAAGCGATAAATACTTAATATTATCCGCATAAAATGGAGTAGCCTCCGCTCCTGAGGGTGATTCTGAAACGGCTGTTAAACCATTCCAGGCAACCCCAAGAGGATATGCGCCCAAAGCGTCCATAGGATATAGAACGCCCTTACTAACACCGGTTTCGTAAAAACGTTCACCGATTGCATCCCAAACTAATGCTACCATAATAATTAACTCCTTTAGTAGTATAAAATGAATGTAAAATGATGTAGATTATCAGCAACAAAATGCCTATCAAAACTGCAATACTCGAGATTCATTAAAGAATTTGGAATCTCGGATTCTGGATTTTTATCTATAATGGTCACAGTATAACGCGTTTTGTTCTTATACTTAATAGAATCAGCATATGATGTATTAATTGTATCCAAAAAATATGTTATGCATGGATAGGTCATCTTTATCGATGCTGGGGGTTGAAAGTAAACATAACTACTACCTAACAATATTACTAAAATATCATGTAATGCGCGTCGTTTCGTTGAACCAAACTCATCCATTATAGACCTCGCCCAATTTTAAAATCAAGCGCGGACGTGCAATTTCAATAGTTGATACTTTCCATTTAACGCCCTGCCATATCACATATTTAATTGTTTCAAGATTTGCATACGCAAATATATCGCCAATTATACTTATTTGATTTGCTATTACAAGATTATCATTTAGATTATCAGTTGCTTCCCAGCGTCTCGAGTTTTGTAAAATATCGCCACGATATATGCGTTCTACAACATCATCTTCAAATACTCCCGGAGATACCTGTTTTGAAGTAACATAACCAACTTTACCATAAAATTTTGCCATAATATCTCCAGTCATAAAAGAGGGGTCAGTTTCCTAACCCCTCAAAATATCAATTAGCCAGATTAAACGGATGTATCTTCAGTCCAAATAACCAAAGCTGAATGTGGAACAGTTAATGCACCAGAGATACGAGTTTCGATTAAGTATTTATATTGATTGTAATCGATATCGAAATCATCCATCATTGTTAATGCACCACCTTTATCGGCACCCAGGGAATAATCAGCCATGTTAACAACCACACCAGCTAACCAACTTTTAGCAAAGACAGCAGTACTTGGGTTCGGGAAAGCATCCATGGTTGGAACTTCAACAACTTCTTTTACACGCAAAGCAGCTGCTAAATCGCTTTCGTTCTGGTATAAGCGACGACCGGTTGTATCCTTGAGTAACAACATGTTGCTCAGAATATCAGGAGTTGTGAAGAATGTGGGGGTACCACTACCCTGGTAATCTTTACGACCCATAACGATTGCATCAATCAATTCGGCGGTTGTTGGTGCTGTATTAGCACCAGTTGCTTCAACATTTACAGGAACTGCATATAAGGCAGCGTCCAGAGCAATTGGGCGAATTTTGGTTTCGATAATTTTATCATCGCTTGCAACAGAGCGGCCATCGGAATGTAACATTGCACGAGCAATTTCCTCTTCCAACATAACACGCATTTCATTGCGTAACCAAACAATTACATCAAAATCGGTAATATCGATCAAGTCATCGCGATCAATTTTCTGTTTCTTGTAGACGGTTTGCGGATCGGTTGTGCGTTTGAGAATAGCGATAACTTCTTCAGCTTTCTCATTTCCTTTAACATAACCCATTGCCCGAGCGGTTTCCGGTGTCAAATCTGCAACAAGAGTCTTAATTTTGGAAAAGGGAACGTGTTTGGCAGCCCCAAAGACCTTGCCTACCCACTCCATTCGTCGTGAAAGGAATTGTGGGGTTGGAGAAGTTCCCCGATAACCATCGGGGAACAAATATCCAATATCAGTAATTGAATGTTGTAAAGCTTTGTCTTCCTCATTGCCCTCATAAGCCATATAGGCATCCTGAATTGAATCAAAGCCATGGGCCAGGAACGCATTTTTCAGGCTAGCCTGTGAGCGCTGAGCATCGGCCAGGATCTCGCGCAGTTCGTCACGTGTTAATTTGTGCATAAGATTTTCTCCTTCAGTAACAGATTTGTCAAAAACGTTTTTTTTCATATCAGAATCTCCTTCAATAGATGTTTGTTTAACTTCGGTTGTTTCCTCTTCTTCGTCTTCGTTTTGAAGTTCGGAAGCTTGTTTCATCGCTTCAGCAATCATAGCATAAACAACTATTTTTTGCTGGTCATTAAATGTGTCAAAAATTTCTGCAACGGTTGGATCATCGGCCGCATCCTTTTCCTCAGAATCGGTTTTATTCTCAGCATGATAAATCTCCAACTCATCTTGAGATGAAATAATTGCTTCTGTTTCATCTTCAACAATTGATCCATCACCATGTTGAAATGCGATATTATCAATATATGCTCCAGCATTTGCGCCAGCAATGACAAGACTCACTTCTCTAATGACACCGTGCACGACATTCTTTGCCTTTTCAACAAGTGAATTGGCATAGATTGATAGCGCTTTGATGTCTCCATGTTTAATGGCTTCTTTAGCATCTTGTGCTGCAGGAGACTCATTAAATGAACAATATGCATATACGCCATCTTTACGATTTTCAAGCACTGCATGTCCAAGAATATTACTTGGCTCATTGTGCAAATGTTGCCAAACTAATGGAACGGTCTGGCCATCGTTATCTTGAAAAGCATCTGGAAGAATAGTCCGTCCATCGGTGCATTTCAAGCCGACTCTAGTTGCGTAACCACTAAAGTCATATGAACCTTTTTTAGCCATAATTTTTATAACTCCTTCTATTTTGAATTTTCATCTAGGTCTTCACCATCTTCCTCGGCAATGTCTTCTGTCGGCGCTTCCAATTGAGGATTTGCCTGATAATTTGGTTGATCTTGCTGCGGCATGTTCTTGTTACGCAGCTCATCCGCTTGAGGAGCAGTGGATGGTTTTAGTCCAAGAACAGATCGAACTTCATTAGATGTTAATATTTCATTACGTGTAAATCCATCAGCCATATCAGCTAATTCATTTGCTGGAATCAAACGCAGAACATCTTTGAATCCCATTATTCTTTGCCCTTGAGTTCGTGCTGTTTTTGTCAGGAACTTTCTACGCATTTCATCGGTAACACTTGTTACCAGGGGTTCAATAGTTCGATTATAATAATTCATCATCTTAGATTCGCTTGCTGTTCCATCAAACACATCTGCCGAAATCCCAAGTTGACTATACAGCAGATTAGTTAAATAAGTTATCTGCTCAAGCAAATTGTTTTCGGAAGGTCTGTTTAATTGTGTAATTCGTTCTGTGCCATCAGTATAAGCAATTCCGTACTTACTTCCACTTAACTGACGCTCAATAGCTAACCGACGTTCTTCGGCTTGCTTTTGCCTTGCTTCGGTTTTAATAACATATGGTAATTGAATAATTAAATCAAGTTTTCCACTCCCACTCTGCTCATCAACAGCATCTAGTAAAATTAATTTACGAATTAATCGACGAAGAGTACCATTTGGTTCATTCATAACTGCATAATGTGGATTTTCAATAATACCAACAATAGCTTTAGGTAATGTTATTTCTTCCCTGATTCCTTTATTATCATTGTATGCTTCAATCCGAACGTGGTTTGGATACCAAGCCATGACCTTTCCAGTTCGTAAAGATAAAATATCAAAGCCACCGGTCGAGATTGGAGATATTGTTGTATCCGTTGGAATAATCGCAACTGAACCTTCGTCAAACATACTCAAAATAACATCTTGTAAAAATGATCGATGGGTCTGGTCTTTATTTGCTTCAATTGTTAAACAATTGTTTAAGCCGGTATTCAAAGTTTCTAAATAACGATTCTGATCGTCAACTCGAACATGAGCCAAATCATACGAAGCAACATCTAACGCGATACGATTATAAATGGCCGTTAATATGGTCTTTTCGTTGCCTCCAGAAAAGCGAGGAGTTGATGGACCAACAGATGAATAATATCCAAGATCCCGATATGTATACTCTTCATCAGAGACCCCGCGAAATGCATTCCATGCCTTCCGCATTCTATAACTAATTGGTTGGGCCATAGATTAGCCTCCTTTTCTGATTACTTTTTCATATATGTATCCTACTTTCTTGTTAATTCGTATTGCAAATATTAGAATCATCATATCACCCAATAATTGTCTTCGGAACTTTAACAAGTGTTGTAGCAATGGCATCAAGAATATCACCAGGATTCGTCTTCATTGCCGCTTTAGCTAACTTGGCCCCAATTATACCAGCCATTGAACCGAGAGCAATTCCGCCATATTTACTCATAAAATTTTTAGTTGCTTTTATACCTGGAGTAATATCGTCTTCTTGAAGATCTTTAAATCGCTTTTCTTTCTGTAGACGATTAATTCGTTTATCAAGATCCTCATCGGAAAGACTTCGACGATTTTTCAATGCAGATTTCCGATCTTTTTTAATATTAGAACCACTCGATTCACCTTTACGAATACCCCATTTCATACCGCTAACGCCATAATGTTTTAGATCATCACTCTGTTTATTCTGCTTCATCGTCGTCGCCCTCATCTTCCTCAGCTAATGCGGCAAGATCTTCCTCATTGACTTCAAAGAATTCGGCTGGAAATTTAAATCCGGTTACAAAATTATCACTATCAAATTCTGTTTCAAGTACCCAACTTCGTTCATTTGCTTTTGCATGTTGCAGCGCTGAATGTTCTAAATCAGTTACCTGCGTTAATTGAAAGTCTGGTAAAAAATCATTAAAGCCTTCAATCTGGGTTATTTTATAATTTGTTCCCGCAAGATGCTTGGTGGCAACACTATTTAAAATATCCTCCGTCTTTTTTGTCATTGCTTTAGAATATTCTTCGGCTTGGTCATCATTCCACTTTAATTTACTACCATATTTAGCCTTATATTCCTTATTAATACTATCCCAGGGTTTTTGTGCTTCCATTTCTTTATCAAAGTCTTTGACAATTTTATTACTTAAAGCTTTCTTTTCCTTCTTCATAACCTTTACTGGATCTGCAGCATCTTGTTTTTGTTTATTAACAAATTTCGCACCCCAATATGGTCCAAGTGCCATCCCAATGGCAAACTTTTTACCGGTGGGCATACCTTTAGTTGCCTCGTGCCAATCTTCTTCGACACTCTTTTTACCAGAAGCCCCTTTTGATCCACTAGAATTACCGCCTTCAGAATCACTAGCCTTACGAACGCCCCATTTCATACCAAGTACACCAAAATGGGCTAACACTGATTCCTCATCATCAGAATGAATAAGTGAATTAACTCGACGAAGATCTGTACTACCTTTCATACTATTACTCATGTTTACCTCCTTTCTTTAAATATACTACACTATTCTGTAATTTAAAAATACGATTGGATGTATTGTCCATTATACCTCCTATTCAAATGCTTCTTTGTTTAATTTATATGCAACATAAGCATCTAGAAGGGCGGCAACAGAATCAATCTTTTCCGCATGCCTTTTCTTTAATAGCTTTCTATTGCCATTAGTATCTTCCATTGTAACACAATTGCCCATAGTAAATGAAAATAGTTCTTGATCGAATATTAACATCCTTTCTTCACTAAGCTTTTTAAGTTCACCAAGAGGAACTGATTCTGTCTTTGCACCTTGAATTACCTTTTCAATACCGAAAGGTCCATTTTCTCGTTCCCATCGTTCAACAAATTCTCGAGCATTATATGGATCAAACCCAAATGCTCTTATATCATACTGTTGATCGATAATAAACTTATCAAGATCTTCATAAACATCCATCATATCCAAAACAGCTCCGTCTAAAACCATTAGTGATGCCTCTTCAATAAATTCATCATACTTGGCTCTCATCGCCCCTGGTAACTTCATTAAGGTTAAACTTGAAATATAACATCTGGTTTTTATACCATATTCTCCTCGAGAAAGAGGAAACAAAAATGTAAAAGCACAGAAATCATCACCTTGTGAAAGATCTCCGCCAAGGGCACAGGGAAGTTGCCAAAAATTTCGACGACGATGTGGTAAGGTTTCTTCATAAGTAAAGAAGTATGTATAACCTTCCATTGGTATACCAAAGCGCTTTGCGAGAATATCATTCCGTGTTGCAGGAGCTTTTTCAGCTCTTTCAACATCTAGTTGATATGCCTCATATGTTACAGTTCTTCCAAGATTTGGATTGGCTTTTAACCACATCCGTGGATCTTCAACTTCTTTGATATCATCAAGTCTGTAATACCAAATCGAGACATGTGGATTAATGTACTCGCCTTTTAAAATGTCCAAAAGTTCCATTTTGATTGTATCACCACTGCTATTTCTAACAGTCCCTTCGGAACTCACAGCAACAATTAAATAATCATCTAATTTGCTTGCGCCTTGTTCAATGGCCCCAACAACGTCTTCTCTAATGTCTCCCGATAACCATTCATCTATCGTTGTTATCTTTGGGCGAAGACCCTGCAACTTATCTATAGACATTGGGCGAATTTCTAATAAAGAACCAGTTAGAAAGTTTTCAATACCACGTTTTGTAGATGATAATTTTACTCTATTGGCTTTATTACCAGTAGTATTATGTATTGAACCTTCGGTCAAAAACTTAAACAGTGGACCGCGAGCTCGAGTAATAGCAGTTCGAATTGGTGACAATACTTCTTCGCTTTGCTTCATGGTTGGGGCGGTTGTAATCTGATGGGTTGTTGAAGTATCAACACTCAAAAAGAAGTTTTGAATAGCGCTTGCATACATCGATTTCGCGGCACCACGGGCAATGATTAAATATTGCTTATTTATAAGTCTCTTTTTAATCATTCGTGTTACATAACGTCCGCCACTACCATCAGCATTTGGTTCGTATACACTTCTTTCAATAAAGTAATACCATCCAAATATTTGTTCAGCCCATAGCTTAAAAGTATCTAACAAATGAAGGTCCGCACCATCTGTTAAAGTTAATTCCTCTTCACAGAAAGCAACAAAACCTTCAACAGCATCTGAATCATAGTAAATTGATGGATTTCTCACTAACTCATCAATGCGATTCATTTCCAATGCGATTTCTTTACAAACTGGTATCTGACCTCGCAACACGGATTCTCGAAACGCTTTATAATAAATTGGAGTTGCCGTGTTTGATAGTGTCATAATATTTACGGCTTAATCTTTTCGAGGATAGACATATAACCATCATCATAGATTGTATGCATATCCGAAGTTTTGGTATCAAATAACCTGGATCCCCAACTATCCATACGCGCTTCAGTTTCTCGTCTTGTTTTAACAACGTCAACTAATTTTTTTGTACCTATTCCAACAGCTACTCGTCCGGCAAGCAATCCGCCTCGAATACCTAAAGAAATTGCATGTTCTGGAGTAAATCCATCATATTGCTTTTTTGTTGGATCGCGTTTACCTTCATCTGTATAACGTTTTAAAGCATTGTTTGAATTTATTTCTTTAATCCCATAGGTTGTTGCTGCCTTAACCACAAGATTTACTGCCCATTTAGGATCTTTAAAATCTGGAGGTTTTCCCTGAGTAGCCATCGAGCCAAGCATATCAAGTGCAATAGTATTTGCCATAGCCCCAAACATCTTTTCTGGAACGGTTTTAGAAGCCCAATTTGCATTTGCAAAATCAGAAGCTGCTCCCATACTATCTTGAGTACTTATATTCTTTGTAATTTTTTTGGCCTTTGCACGTCTAGCATCCGCAGAACCATCATTACGAATACCCCATTTCATACCTCGAATACCATAATGAGTAATTACCCGTTGATCATCTTTAACTATCATGCCGCCTCCTTTCTTTAAATATCATTAATTCGTTTAATTACATTACTATTTAAAACTGCTTGAAGACCAAAATCTTTATGCCAAATAAAAGCTTGGGCTAATCTCGTGCTTCCAACAAATCCGTTGTCCGTATGCCAGGCATCATTTGCAGTTATAGCACCAATTCGTCGAAAACCAATACCATTCACTGTTGTTAACATTTCTGTATGTAAATGTCCCAAATGAAATTCGCGAAATATAGATTTGCCCCATAACTCGGGAGCTTCAATTTGCATTAATCCTTGCAAACGTTTTCCCTCTTGTTCTCCGTGAGAATAGCCAATAAGATTTTTACCAAACAATCTATATTTTCGTGAAGTTGCCGTTAAATCAACTGTAACGCTATCTGTTTTCGAATAACGTTGAGCAAGTCCAACAACAGCCGCATAACTTAACATACGATCATGATTTCCAGGAGTCCATAATATCTCAACCGGTGCAATTTTACGTAGTTTTTCAATACTCCAAACCAACATATCAACACCTTTTCGAAACATTTTCTGCCAACGGGTGTCAGTTGTTAATTGTGTTCCATTTGTTGTTGTTGCCTTTGGTGTATCATAGTGGAACAAATCTTGTCCGATCGGAAATATGATTTGTTCAAACTTACCAAATTTTAAAGCTTTTTCAATTAGATCTTCTATTGTACTAACCCATAAGTATTCCGCAACTTTAAGATCATAATCGGCCCCGCTTTCTTCCCACCATGCTAATTTACCAAAGTGGGCATCCATCATTGGTAATTCAAATAATAAACTATCTGATGTTGGGGCTTTGTATTTGATTGTATCAAGACTAGCTGGTTCAAGCTCTTTAAAAGCTTCAAGGACCTGAGGAAATGTAAGATTTCCGCCAGTTGGTTTAACTCGTAAAGAAACTGAACATTTCCTATTCTGGACAGTGTGTGGTTGCGATGATTTGACAACTATACCATCAATTATTTCTGAATTGTCAAGTTTCATCGTTGTATCCCATGAACCCTTTTCAACTGTATAACTTAAAACTTCCCATAGCATTGGATCTAATCCCATCTTTGCCATAACAGCATGTGGGCTAGATGCTTCTTCATCGGTTAAATAAATATCCTGTTGAATCGTCGTACTTTTATCTTTGTTTACTTTAAATGTAACCCCTTCAGTTGTTTTTTCTTTATGTTCCTCAATATCATGTTGTATCTCTGGTTCTAGTTGTACAATTTTATTAAATTTATTAATGTGTAATTTTATACCAGCTAAATATAGAGCGGCATTATGATAAGAAAGATGCTTTCCATAAATTCTTTCTAATTTATGTTGAGCGTTTCCGGGTCCATTTAAAATATCGTTAATGATTGAATTCACCAAAGAAATCTCCTTTTATGTAGTTGGTTTATGATGTTGTGAAATATATTCGAGATTCCTATTAATAACTGGACCCCATGATAGAATAGAGAAATTTGAAATCATCTTCTTATCATAAGCCAAAAGGCATACTATTTGATCGCTTGGGGTCCAGATTCTAATCCGAATATCTTTTCTATTCTCCTTTAAAATTAACCTATCCATTAAGAAGAATCTCCTTATCAAAGAGACTATTCAGATTTTTGATCACTAAATGAATATCCAATAACCGGAATTCCCTTGGTAAGTTTATAGGCCAATTTACTGCTAAGCAGTTGTAGTAGATAACCTAAAGCTGTTACAATAAAACCAAGAAGTAAATTTACAGCATTCCAATCAACATGAACATTAAATAACAACGTTGCTGAAACTCCAATAAAGGCAAGAAGATTTAAACCCTTAACCCATTTATCGCTTGTTCCATCTTTAACAACATTAAAGCGTTTAAGAAGATTGACAATCACGGAAATTAACCCACCAAGACTGCCAAGTCCTGCTAAAATACCTAAAGCCTCACTAAACATATAACTCTCCTTTAATACTATTACTTTTTATCAACGATTTTAATTGTCATCATTCTTTTCTCAATGCGAGGAGGATCATTCGATGTTTCTACCTGGCATGTCAATATATAAGAATTTCCTAGAATACCACCAGTAACCCAGGCAGTAACCTGACCTAGACTTTGCATAACTAAAATTACACTTAATTCGGCTGGATTTGATGAAACCACATCATAATTAACAATCGTTTCATTCTCTTCTAGCCAGGGATCTTCATCCAGATCATCTGTATAGTTCCAATCAAATGTAAAATCAAGTTGGGTACTACCAGGAAGTTTTGTAAAAATTGGTATATCCATTTACACCTCTTATTCATTAATTATTCGAAGAGTTCGATCTTCAAACATAATTTTTGTTGATCTATCTTCAAATATAATTGGTATTAATCTATCTTCCGCCATAATCTTAATGGTTCTAACAACTGGAGCAATGTCAAAAGGCGTTATAAATCCAGCAATATCAAAAGTAGAATCGATTAAAATATCCGCATAACCTTCATAAATTCCTTGCGTAGTTATAAATCCATTTACAAACAAGTTTGAATCTATACTAATATTAGCCGATCCATAATGTGTTGGATGTATCACATAACCATTAACAAGAACTTCTGAAGTTACAAATATTATACTAGATCCCTCATATGTTGGATGAGTGACTGATCCATTAACTGTTAATTCGGATAAAATCAGAATATCAGAAGCACCATCTTTGAAACTCAATGATTCAACTGATCCGCTAACTGTTAATTCAGAGGAGATTGTAACGGCTGCTGTACCCTCATGCGTTGGATGCGTTACTAAGCCAATAACCGTTAACTCAGAGGAAACTGAAATATCGCTGGCACCTTCATGAGTTGGATGCGTTACTAAGCCAATAACCGTTAACTCAGAGGAAACTGAAATATCAGTGGAAGCATCCTTATACCCAGGAGCTTCAACATAACCACTAACTGTTAAGTCTGATGAAACTGAAATATCGCTGGCACCTTCATGTATTGGATGAGCGACTGATCCACTAACTGTTAATTCTGATGAAGCGGCGATAGCAGCGGCACCTTCATGTGTTGGATGAGCGACTGATCCATTAACTGTTAAGTCGGATAAAGCAGTTATAGCAGCGGCACCTTCATGTGTTGGATGAGCGACTGATCCGCTAAGGCTTAACTCAGAAGACACTAAAATATTACTTGAACCTTCATGAGTTGGATGAGCGACTGATCCGCTAATGGTTAATTCGGATGAGACTAGAATATCTGTGGAACCATCTTTGAAACTCAATGATTCAACTGATCCGCTAACCGTTAACTCTGATGAAACTGAAATATCACTTACACCTTCATGTGTTGGATGAGCGACCGATCCGCTAACTGTTAATTCAGATGTGACCGAAATATCACTCACACCTTCATGTGTTGGATGAGTGACCGATCCGCTAACTGTTAACTCAGAGGAAACCGAAATATCGCCGACACCTTCATGTGTTGGATGAGCAACTGATCCACTAACTGTTAACTCAGAGGAAACTGAAATATTACTTGCACCCTCATGTGTGGTTGTACTACCAACCGATCCGCTAACTGTTAACTCAGAGGAAACCGAAATATCACTTGCACCTTCATGTGTTGGATGAGCAACTGATCCACTAACTGTTAATTCTGATGAAGCGGCGATAGCAGCGGCACCTTCATGTGTTATGGTTGTTGTTTTAATAACTGTTAATGAGGGAGTTACAGTATAAACATTTAAAGGTGCCCCGCCAGAAGTATATACCCTAAATGAAATTGTATTTCCATTAAACACGGTATTACTATCTATTTGAAGACAATATTCATACTCAGTCTCAGTATTCCAAAGTCCAATAAGTCCAACAGATCCATTAGAATCAAACTGACCCGTAACAAATGTCAATGTTCCAAGTTGTTGTGTTGTAGCGGCACCATCAGCGACAAATGACGAGTTTACAAGTTTTACATAATTTGAAGATGTAGTAACTGGAAAATAACTTCCACCACTATAGGAGGCATATAAAACCCTCCCGTTCGAATCATTCTTGTTATTAACTTCTCCAACCACAAATCTTAAACGAAATGTTTCATCAACATTCTTCGAAATTGGCGTATTAGCAGCCGCAATCCAAGTTGCTCCAGTCTCATTACCATTATCATTTCTAAATCTATATGCTTTTTGAACAACTGATGCGGTTGCCATGAATTACCTCCTTAACTCATTAAATCTCTATAGTCAAGAGCATCATTTATAATCTTGCTATATGATTCATCATTAATGGTTCTTCCAGAAAGCAAATATCCTTTATGCATCATCCAATCTAATGCTCCATAAAGATCAACACCAATCCATTGCCCATTATCAAAAATATAATAATCATCGCCAGAAGCTAAAAACGTCCCACCAAATGGAGTGTGTTGAACTATGGCTTGAATTCCGATTGTTTCTTTTGGTTGTGCGTCACTATGAGATCCATCAGCATAATAAAATCTTGGAAATTTCTTATCCATATCCAACTCCTATAAAAGAAAATATAGGGAGCCGAAGCTCCCGTCCTTAACTTAGAGTTAGATCTACTTCACCAGCACTAAATCGGAAAATATCGTTTGTATAAACCGTCCGATTAATCGTGAGAGTTTTAAAGAAGTATAAAGATCCGGCAGTTACTGCACTACGAATAGCCATACCAACAACTGTTCCCCAATCTGCTGTTGCTGTTGGATATGTTTCCGTATTTACATTTTGTGTATGTCCATCAGTAGCACCCGGCGCAGCCCACTCTGCTGAACCAAAACATTGTTGTCTAGCGTATGATCCACCAGAAACCTCAACACCACCAGAATCTCCCGCATCGGGCATTGTTGTATATAAGGCTAAATATGCATTGGTTGGTTGAGTAAATGATGCGCCATTAAGAATGTGGTCCAGCATTTCATTAGCCAGGAAATATGAAACGTTTGTTCCTAATGTTATCACAAGATTTCCAGCACCAATTGAAAGGGTATCAAGAGTATTAACTGTAAGGGGTGCACCAAACGACCCATAGAATAGTAAATTTCCACCACTCACAGCATCAAAAATTCCAACAGCCGCAACATCACCCCAATTGGCAGTTGCAGTAATAAACGAAATTATAGCCGAATTTGCTACCGATCCATTTGCTGGGGTTCCAAAGGCACCCGTTAATTGTTTGCGAACATAGGATCCACCGGAGACCTCGACACCACCACCAGCGTCTGCTGGCGAGGTTGTAAATAAAGCAAGATAAACACTTGCTGGGGCAGGAAAAGATCCTTGACGTAAAATGTAATCAATAAATTTTCCCTCTAAATAATCTGACATAACCGCAGTTGTCATTATTGAACTCCTTTAAAATAATTTATGTTTAAACATTTGGAAAAACTTTATTCCAAAGAGCGATGACTTTTTCTGTTAATTCTTCGTTTGTCATTGGGACTGATGGTATTGAAATGACACTTCCATCAGAAACCCAACGACTCTCTAAATGAGAAAAAGTTCTAAATTCATCTAATGGTCGTCTTGAAACATTAACATCCAAATAATCCGCTGCAAATCCCAACTCTTTTCCGATTCCGGTGTTTGCCCCTATCTGCCACATTTCATAATCTTTTCTTGATGGTGGAAGACTTGGAGTGCGTACTCCTCCAAAAATATCTTTTAGGTGTTGGAGGAGTTGCGGGACATAATAACTTGATACTTCCCATTTCGACCAAGGATATTGGGCATGATGGTACATAAATTGATCAAAGTCGTAATAATAATCAAACCAATCGGAATAATCATATCGATTTGAATAAAATTTAATTCTTTTATCTGGGAAATCTTTTTGGAGTTGTTGCATAAAGCGATATGCAGATAATGCAAAGGCACTTGACTTTTCATTAAATATTTTTTCTCCATCAAGTGTTAACCATTCAAAAGCAAGTCCATCGATAGCTTTCATAAATTTATCATACTGAGCCGTCCAACTTGAATGACTAGAAAGATAATGATAAAAATCTCGAACAATATGTGGATGCTCTTCAAGCTCAGCATAAAAGGTATCTAAAGCTGGATCAATATAAATTGTTCCATCTGAAACTCCCGATGATGCACGAACCATACAATAATCGATTATCTCAAGTGTTTTTGTAAATTCTGCTTGATCAAAATCAGCTGCACCATTATAGCGCGAAACATCAATCCCGGTTGCAAGACCAGAGCCAACAATAATATCAAGTATTGATTTGATAGTACTATCCATTAAATAATCTCCTCATCTTCAGCAGCTTCTGCCGCGGCTTCAGCCGTTAATGTATATGGTTCTTTTTGAAGTTGTAGTCGCCATTCTAATTCTTGAATCTGCTTTTCAAAAGCACCAATCAAGAAAGAATTTTGTGGAGGATCAAACAATAGTCTAGTACGAATATAGACATAGGGTTTAACCGCTTCAAGATCTGTTGCTAAATCAAGAAACTCACTCCACTCGGTATCCGAATCTGTCATCGAAAATGTTTCACTTGGTCCAACACCCAATTGATTAAGTGTTAGAAAAACTGAATTAATATGCATAATCAATTCTTCATCAAAAGCTGTATCAACAGCTTCAATACCAAGTAACTTTTTAATTGAATCTAATATCTTCGTTCCCATAAATCTGTATCTCCTTCTCTTCGTTCTGGCGAGATGGTTAATAAATTAGTTTTGTTTCCAAAGTGAATTGCGTTGTGTGTTCGATGCGAAACAACAATCAAAAATTCTGGATCAATTGCAATATCATTACTGTTTTCAAGATCTTCAATTGTTATTGGATTCATATGATGAATCAAAATTTTTGAAAATATTGGTCGATCTAGAATAGCAAGATCACAAGCTTCGTCGCGAGCGATAACATCTTGACGAACATGGCGCCATTCAACAGATCGATAAAAATCTTGATTAATATATCTATCAAATCCAAAAGTTCCAATTCCTACACTTCCACTTAATTTCAAATATTCAAATCGTTCTTCAAAAGTTTTTAATTTTATAAGTTCTGTGTAGGTTCTAATTTTCATCATCATCCCAATTATCATCACTTGGATTAGTCTGACCAGAATATCTTCGCATTGCTGTAAGAGCTTTTGCATAAAGTTCTTCAACTCTACCATGGGCTTTAATTGCTTCTGTTTTTGCAGAAATTAATTCTTTCTGTTGTTCCAGAATTTCTTTTTCAATTTGTTCTTTTGTCGAGGCCAGTTTTAAAAAATGTGTAATTATTTGTGAACTCGCACTACCATCTCGAAGCTGTTGTTCTGCTAGATCCATGGAAAGTGAAATCATTCTGTTCTCTTGTGCCTCTGGTGTTCGTGCAGGAGGTAACTTCTTTTTAGGTTGTGTTATAGTTTTATTATCGGTGGTCATTGAATGTACCTCCTTTCTATTAGATTATGTAATGTTTTGACTACCTTTTAGTGGTACCCTTTAGGATGCTTATTGTCTGAAAAGGAGAAGAACAGTGATCACCAACACCGTTTTGGAAGAAGACCAAGAAAACAACAATAAGCACCCTAAAGGGCACCCTAAAAATATCCCCCGGAGAAATTTTTAAG